TTACCCTTATCTAACATAATTTTAATAAAAGTATTTAATTTATTATTATCAACTTCTGGATAATTTAGTTCTTGTAAATCTACTTCTTTAAATTCATTCATTAAATCACAAACAATTTTAACATCTTTCTTTTCAGCATTGTATAAATGAATACTCATACTCTACCCCATTTAATATCTTTTACAGTTAATGCTGAGAACTCCATTCCTTTATCGCCACTAAACACTCTTTGTTGTGAGTTATCTGTTGTAGTTCTCCCACTAATCTTACTAAAGTTTCCCCAATGAGAAGTAACTGTTAAAGCAATACTAGCAGTTGTTGTATTATCTTTTATATTAAACTCATCTATAGTTCCAAAAAATAATAAAAATGGGTCAGCTATTAAAGATAAACTACTATTTAAAAAACCTCTGTATATATACACACTATCATTAATAATGTTTTCATTAAGTGCTATACTCACATAAGTTTGGTCTACACCTGATAAACTTATTGCTAAAGTATTTTTTGTTGGTTTGTTTGTTTCACTAACATCTGTGATGCTTTTCAAATGTCCATTTGCTAAATAAGTTCTTGAACTGCCAGAAACACTTGAAGTAATATCAAAACTTGCATTTGTTAAATATACTGGTGTTCCGAACCCTATCTCTAATAATAATACTGGCTCTATAATACCAGTTGCTAGTTCGGTTTTTACTGCACTTGTTAAACCTCTAGCCATTATAAACTCTCTATAACATCAAACTCATAAGTAAATAATAAGTTTCCATCACCATCATTTTCAGTTGTTTTAAACTCTTGAACATCACTTGTTAGGTGTACTTTGAAAGGAACAGAATCATAAGTAACGGAACTATTATCAGATAATGCAGTTCTTAATGGTGGTTCTATGGTTACTGTTGCTGAATTACTGGAACTGGTTACATCTGCCACAACCATATAGACTTTGTCGTGAGCAAACTTTAATAAATCACCAGCTTTTAATCTTCCAGCACCATCTCCAGCAAAACCATCTATTGCTATAGTTGTATCTGATGCACTATGAGAACCATTGACTAATAATGTTCCAGTTTCATTTCCTTGAGCATTTAAGTAGCTTGGCATAGTAATTGTAAAGTCTTCTTGTCTTGACCTCTGCTTCATTATAAAAGCCATTATAGGTGCAAAGTCTGCTCTTTTCATTGGCGGATAGCTTACTGTAAAACTAAATCTTTGACCTTGTACTTGCCTTCTAAATGACTTGCCACTATCTGTTTCAGAAAATAAAGTCTTTTGATTGCTTTGCAAATTAATTGCTTCAAATCTTGTATCTGGTAAAGTACCACTCATATAATCGCCATTTTACCCTTCTCATTTACAGCACTATTAATCAGGTTAACTATTGTTCCTCTGCTGTTAACTAATAACTCATTAAACCCTCTAGCATCTACTGTACTTATATTAAAGTTAACTGTTACTGCTTTCCCCATTCCTAACTTATCATTTGGTACAATAGTTCCAGCTTGGTCAGGTACAAATAATTCAGCCCCCTTTTCACCTACAATACTTGGTCTACCTACTGGGGGTCTACCCCCTTTTTCAAATCCTTTTATTTTGTTTACTAAAGCCATTCCAAAAGCTATTGCTCCATAAGTAGCTGGAACATTAAATGGGAAGGGTAAACTTGCAAATGTTTTTGATGCACCTTCATAAACACTCATCAATGCTTTTTTAATTGAATCCATTTTAAATAGTGCCATAGACTTTTTAAATGCAAACTGAACAGCTTGACCTACAAGCATCTCTACAAAACTTCTTATTACAACTCTAGCAAAATCTTGGAACTGCAACTTACCAGTCATAATAAAATCAGTAAGTGTTTTTTTCAATTCTCCAAAAGTTTGTTTTCCAATATCTTTTATTTGTTCCATACCAGTCTTTTGAGCATCTACTGCTTCCATAAAACCATCTTTAAAGTTTTTATATGCTTCTGCTAATAAACCAACTTCTTCTACAGCTTCTTTTGTTGAACCATCTCCAAGTTTAGAAGCATTAAATTTTCTTTGTGCTAATTCATAAGCTTCAATAATTTTTAGTAAAGCTTCTTGCAAACCACCAGCACTAACTTTGCTAATATTTAGTTCTAGTTTTAATGCTTCAAAAGCAACTTTTCCTGATTTTCCCATTTCCTCCATAGCTTCGTCTAATTCTTTCATTGGGGTCTTTAAATCTTTTGCTATACCTTTGAAAGATTCTACTTGTTGCCTTGTTTCTTCTAATTTATCTTTACTAATTAAACGCAACATTCTCATATTTTCTGCAACTTTTAAGTGCATATCTGCCATTGCTTCAAATGCGTGTCCAGCCATTGCTCTTATATTGTCAAACATACCAGCAATAACTCCAACTATAAGCTTTCCTCTTGTACCCATCATCATAAAACCTAAAATACCAAAAGTAGCAATAGGTGCTGGTAAAGATTTTACAAAATTGACTAGGTTTGCTATAGAATTTCCAATAAATTGAAACACACCTGAGAATTTATCAATAACTCCAGCACCAAAGAAAAGCACTTTAAAAGTAGTTCTTACTATAGCTTCTCCTACTTGTTCAGCAAAATTTTCTATACTTCCAAAATTATCTGCTAAAGTTTTTTCTAATAATTCTGCACTTGTTTTAAGTGCTACAAATGGTGATGCATCCATTACTTTAATCTGAAACTGAGTAAACTTATCACTTATCATAGACATTGTACCATCAAAAGTTTTAGCCATTTCATCACTAGCGCCAACTACGGATAATGTTCCCTCTCTAAATGCTTTCATAATATGTTCTTTGGATTTCTCTGCACTTATAGCAACCCCAGCTTCAAAACCTAATAATTCTCTTACCCCTCTTTCTCTGAATAAATCAGCAGAGTTAATACCAGCAGAAAATGTTCTCTGTATTTGTTCAGCAGTTGTTGCAAAATCTAATCCTGATGCTGAAGCAACATCTCCAGTAATTTTTAATATTTCATTTAATTCGTCTGCATCTTTAGATACTACAGCAAGATTTGCCGAACCTCTTTGAATTTCTTGTAAAGTAAATGGAACTTGACCAGCAAATTTAACTAATCCTTGAAATGCTTTTTCACCTTCTTTTGCATCTGCAAACAAAAACTTAAATCGAACCCTTAGTCTTTCTACTTCTCTTGCTGTATCAATAAAACCCTTAGCTACAAAACCAGCACCTAAACCAAGCAAAGCATTGCGCAAGTTAAAAACAGAATCTTTTACTCTGTTTATTCCTTTAGTAGCAGATTGCATAGCTTGTCTGGTCTTATCTTTAGCTATGATGTCTATATTAACTTGTTTGGTTGCCATTTATCGTTTTGCTCTCTCTAATCGTTCTTGTCTTTCTCTTTCTTCGTTTTGAATCTCAAAATATGCTACCCATAAGTAAAATTCATCAACTGACATTTCTAAAATTTCGGCAACTGTTTTATGTAGTTTTTCTGCTAATCCAAAAATATTATGTAATTCAACATTATTTTTTAGTTTTTTTTATTGTCCTCTATATCTTTGTTTTCAGTACCCATAATCTTTGTTGCAACATCTGCAATAATGTTGGTATCAGCTTTGGTCTTAAATCCTAGAACATCTTGACCAGTAAACATTTTTTTTCCATCTTTGGTAAGTGCTTTTTCTATAATAACATCTATTAAGACTAATAAATCGGTATTACTAGCACCTTTAAAAATCTTTTGCTTTTCTAACATATTAAATGGTTTACAATGGATTGCTTTATCGCCTACTAATCCCCATTCAGGAACTTCAATCACTTTAGTGTCTAATGTACTAAAATGGTCTCTGATACCATCAAAATAATCAACTTTATTGTCAGTCATATACTATTTACACAGTACCGATTGTCAAACCACCAGTTCCCTGAATTGATACAGTTCTAGTAGTTACACCATCAAGAGTAACCCCTACTGACATTCCAGTTACAATACCAGTTCCAGAGAATTTTCTGTCGCCTGATTCATTTCCTTCTGGTAAAAATGCAAATGTTAACTCTGCACCTTGAACCATAGTTGTTTGACCAGTATCAGTTTCATCAAAGTTCATATCTATACTAGCAGTATATGTACCTCTACCAACTAAAAATGACTTCATTGAATCACCTAATGCAGTATCTTCAACTGTGTCGTGTGTTGTGTCTACTGTGAATCCAGTAGCATTTCCTAGTGTTGTTCCTCCTATGGTTACAACTCCTTCTTTTCCATGATGTGTTGCCATTTAAACCTCCTTTATTGAATATTGGCTATTTTTTATTATCTTCTTCTTTATCTTGTTTTACCACTTTTTCACTTTTCTTGGCAACTTTTTTTTCGCCATTTAAAGTAAATCCTATACTTTGAAAATGCTCAATGTGGTCTTCTGAACATTTAATTATATCTTCGCCTTTTTTCATAGTTACTTGTTTTGCCATTATGCGCTCCCTCTTGTAAATTCATAAATTACTCTTGCAGTTATTCTAACACCACCATAAGGATATATAGTTCCCTCATCTGATGATGCTTCAATTATCTGCGTATCTAAAGCATTTCCATTTCTAGTTATATCATTATCTAATGTTTCTTCAACTACTTCTATTAATTGGTTTCTTACTGTGTCTATGTTGCTGTCTGTACCTTTACCAAAAGCTACAATTAAAAAATCAATAGAACCTCTGTAACTACCAGCGCCAGTATCACCTATGCTAGAGACTTCTCTAGTTTCGTCTCCTGACTGAACAAATAAAGCTGGAAATTGAGCATCTGATAATTCTTCTACCTCAAATGGCTCTCTAGTAATCTTTTTAAACTCAATAGGACTGGTAACTGCATCAAGCTTTGTAATTATATCACTAGCAATGTTTTCTCTTTTGCTCATATTTTCATTTCTTTAAAATAGGTTGTTGCAAACTCTTGTTTTATTTTATCTTCTTCTTTGTTTCCAATAGAAAAAAATGGTCGTGTAATTTTTTGTCTACCTACACCAAATGTATCGTGATATGAAGCTATTTTATTTCTTTCCATATTAGAAAAAAACAAAGTGCTTTTTAATCCACCAGTCTTAAAGTCTAAACTTCTAAACATTTTCCCAGTATCAGTTAAGTCTACAAACCCAGTTTGCCTTCCTCTTTTCTTTCTGCTCTTAACTGTTGCTTTCGCATAAGCCCTCATTTGTCCTCCATCTGGCAACTTTCCACTCTGGGTTCTTTTAGTAATCATAAAGACTGCCATATTAGAAACTTTATTTAATGCTCTTTCTATAACTGGTTTTTGCTTTCTAGTTATTCTTTTCAATTCTTTTACTACATTAACAGTATTGACTTCTACTTTTACTTCCATTACCTGACTAGCCTTAAATGATGGATAGGCTCTTTTTCTGAATCACTTACTGCTCCAGAACTATCCTCATCATATTCTACACCATCTCTTAATATAGCTTGAAATTCCTCCTCATACCTATCTCGGTAGAAGTCTATTTGCACTTGAAACGCATCTTTTCCTTCTCCAGTATCAGGGTCTCTCCATTTTGTAAGTATTGGGTAAATATATTTCCATAAAGCCAGATACACTACTGATTGTGTCCATTGAGCATTGGTAAGCTTACTATTTGTAATTTCAACAGTTGTTACTTTAGTAATATCTTTATATCTTACTTGGTGTCTGTATCTTTCCCACCATTCCTCACGAATCCTTCTTAGTACATCATTCTCAGCAAATTGTAACTGGTCGCCAAAGTCTGTAATACCAAAACCTAAAATATCAGGCTGTATTTTTTGCAAATTACTGTTTGCTACAGCAAATTCTGTGGTAGCCATTATTTACCCTTCTTTTTGGGTTTAGCCTTTTTTGGTTCTTCTACTGGTTTAGGTTCTGCTTTAGGTTTTCCTTCGTATAAACTCCAACCTCTTATCTTCCAGTTTCCCTCGTTTTTTTCAAAATCAACTTTACTTCTTTCAATTATCTTTCCATCTTTTTCTAATTTTACTGTATTCATTTTAATCTCCACCAATAGGAATCATATTATTTAATTTAGATTTTAATAAATCTATGTACTCTTTTTTTTGTAAATTATCACAATCTTCTAAATCTTTCTCTACAGAAGTTTCAATACTTTCTACTGCTTCTTTTAATGACCAATCTAAAATATCTTCTGTATTATTCATTATAAACTCCTAAGAAAGTAAGGGGGTTTTACCCCCCTTCTTAATTTTAGTTAATAACAGATTCATTAAGCATTTCTATGCCGTAGCTGTCGTGTAGTTCACCTACTCCGTAAACTGCTGTCGCTACAATCTCATCTGCTCTTAAAGACGCATCTCTTTGAGTTTCTAGTTTTAAATCTTGCATCATTGCTAGACCTAAAGCATCTGCTGAGAAAATACCACCTTTACAGTTATCTGTGTCAGTAGTTCCATCTAC